TAATAATATCTGTGTCATATTCTTCACCGTGTTCTTTTAAGTGCTGCTTCCAATCAACGCCAGAACCTTGGTATTTGTGCGGATCAGGATTAGTTGTTTTACCAAGATACTTTAATCCAGTTTTTCTATGGGTCTTGACATATAGATAAATAGTCATGCTGATGCTCCTCATAAGCGTTAGAGTAGTTAGATATCCCTATATCGTGAACTACATTCTATTTATGAAGAATATAAAAGGGCTTAACGCCCTTTTATATTTTACTTTGCTTTTGGTTTACGTCCGCGTTTCTTAGGAGCTTCTGGTTCTACCTTAACTTCTACCGTAACCTTTTTTGCACGAGGTTTAGGCGGAGCCTTTGGAGCTCTCGGCTTCTTAACTTTCGGTACTGGATTCACATTGTGTTGTGGTTGTAGCAACTCTTTCTTTTCCTGTACTTCAGGTTCTTTTTTTCCGAATAGGTTCTTTAAGAATTTAAACATATTATTCTCCTTTGTAGGATATTTATAATTGGCCTAGACGTTTTAACGAGCTAACTGGCATATCCCATATACGGCGTCGTTCGACGCCTTTCTCTTGAGCAAATTTTTTTGCATCACAGTTGCTACAAACGTGATAAAAGTTGTTAGTTAATCTTTTAGGATTCATTGATCCTCGGTCACGTCGAAATACTTCTTTGCAACAATCGCAGCGAATAACAATTATTGTTTTCTTTCTGTTATACACGTGAATTCGACCATATTTACTAGGTCGTTCATGCGTAGTGACTACATATTCAGTTCCGATCAACATAGTACTATTTACATTAAGATTATAAAAATTTTTTGATAAATATCACTATAATACTATTCTGTGTCGGAGATAACATGGCAAAACAAATTATTGATATCGGTGTACAAGGTAACGACGGAACTGGTGACAGTATTCGTGAATCATTTCGTAAAGTTAATGAAAATTTTACTGAAATCTATGCTGTTTTTGGATTAGGGGGTGCAATTAGTTTATCGTCATTATCTGACGGTCCTGCATCTTACAGTGCTAATCAAATTATTATAGCCGATGCCACTGGATCAAGACTAACTGCAAGAAAACTTGAACCATCTCCTGGATCGGGAATTAGCGTTTCGTATGCCGAAGCTGGTAAAATTTTACTTGGAACTGATTTAAGTGGTGTTGAAACTGATAAAAGTCCTACGTTAGGAGGAGCATTAGACGGACAAGGAGCATTTACTATAGGTGGTTTGCCTGATCCGACTGAAAATGCATTTATCCAATTTAAGGCAGCTCATCCAGAATCTATTAGCACAATCAACTCACTAGCAGTTAATAAAGGTTATGTTGATACTAATTTTCTTAAAATCGATCCTACTACCGGAACAATTGCTGGAAAATTAAATGTTCGCAGCGAGCCATTATTACCACAAATTAGTGACCCTGATTATGATGCATCATTAAATTTACAAGGAAATTATCTTCCACAAGAAGCATTACCTCGTAAAAATGTAGTTCGTCGTCAAGGCGATGAAATGACTGGACCATTGACATTAAGTGACCATCCTTATCCGTTAGAAGGTGTAGCTTCGCCAAACGGCACAGTCGACCTACAAGCAGCAACAAAATTCTACGTAGATAATAGTTCCTTTACTAGTGCTGTAAACTTATATGTTTCATCTGCAACTGGAGACGACTTACAGCAAAGAACTCCACCTGGAAAAGAAGGACGTTATTGGCAGTATGCTTATAAAACTGTAGGAGCCGCAGCATTAGCAGCAGAAAATCTTATTGATATCGGTAATCAAGAGCCAGGACCATATAGGCAGAAAATTGCTTTTACAAGTGAAAATGGTGTAGATCAAACATTTTCAACAATTCAAGAACCTTCAACTGGTGTAGGTGTTATCAAAGGAGCAACATTAATTGGCGGTAATGTTAATGTTCTCGGATATCGTGGTGCATTTGATTTGCTACAAGCGAATAGAACATTTATTCAGTCTGAAACTGTTGCTTATATCAATAACAAATATGTTAATAAATTAGTATACAATAAAGCACAATGGCAGGATGATCTTCGAGAATTTTTAGATGCTGTTGGAACCGACCTAGTTTTAGAATCAGATTTTAATGTAACTACTATTGCTAGTAGCTATTTTGAACCAAGAAAAAATCGTGTTAATAGTTTACAATTGAGACCTACTATTGAATCTCTTAATTTTGCTCGCGATCAAATTCTTGGACTATCTTATAATAGTAACAATTTAAGTTCTTATATTGCAGACGTTGTTAATGCTATTTGTTACGACTTAATATTCCAATCAAACTATCAAAGTATACAAGTAGGAACTCAATTTGAGTTAGCAAATACAGATCTTAGTGTTGATGAAATATCAGAAATTATTTATGAAGTAGGGCAGCTTATTTTAGCTATACCAGAAGTAAACACCATTCCGATCGCTGTTGATTCTGTTACTTCTAATACAATTTATTCGAAAGATGTTATTGAACCAAATATTGGTGTAATTATTGCAGTGATACAAGGGAATGATATTCCTGATGTAATAATTCCAAGTTTACCATCAAATATCTTTAACATCAATGCAACTTCAGTTAATGGAACTACAAATGCCATTACTGTTAGCACTGGGTCTTATTCAATGGACGATATCACTATCGGATCGGCCGTTCAATTTAAAGGCATAGTGTTTGGCGGTGTTAATACAGTAGAAAAATTCTATATTCGGTCAGTAGATGCGCTCAACAATACTATTACTATTACCCGAGATCTTGGCGGTACTGCTGTTGATTTAACTGCTGGAACAGGGTCAATGGTTGTTAATATTACTAGAGGAACAACTACTGGACAATCTAGTGCAAGAGATTTATTGTTAGGCAATATTTCATTTATGCAATCTGAAGTTATTGCATATTTAAAAGCAGAATATCCTAATTTATCGTACGATAAGACTCGTTATAAGAGCGATGTAAAGGCTATAATTGAAAGTATAGCATATGATATGTTATATGGCGGGAATACTCAAAGTATTTCAGTATCTGCTCGTTTTTGGGACGCTTCTGTAAGAAGTATTTCTGAAAGTGAAGTTGAACCGGTATTAGGGTATCTCAATCGTCTTAAATTTTTAGTTGAAAACATTATTCGAAACGAACTAATCTTAACTACCTATCAACAAACTAATAATCAATATACAAACGAATCATTAATCGAAGGTTCGATTACTGAATTATTGCTAACGAATTATTTAGATATTATTAAATTAATCGTTAATGATCGAACCGATCTAGCAAAGCTGACGCGAATGAATTTTTAATTAACGTAGTCGATAACTACATTCTGCCTACTGGGACATATCAGTTATTTGCCGTTGATTATGCTAATGATAATTTTACACCGATTAACGATCCAATTGTATTATCTACAATAACTAATTTATTTAAAGTAGCAACTGATTTATTAACGAATGGAATCGACGAAAGAAATGCTCCTACTTATTATAACAAAAGAGGATTAGTAGTCAATTGGGTTTATGCTAAAGATCTTCTCATTAATAACTTAGATTTCATTGCAAATGAAACTATTGGTTGGATAAACACGCAGATTATCGGAGCAATAACTGGTTCAATATGGAAGGATTTTGTTTACGACGAAGACGTATTTAGAAAGAATATTTCATACACTGTTGAAGCTGTATGTTATGACTTTTATTACAGTGGTAATTCTGCTTCAGTGTATGCTGGTCGTAGATATTACATAAATGACGTATTACAGTTAACTCCTACTGAACAACAAGTTCTTGTGCAAGCCTTAGAATTTGCTGCAACATTATGTAATTTTGTAATTCAAAATCAAACGCCAACTACTATCTACTCAGAAGTAATAGGAGCTAGCGGATCATCAACAAACATTACTGTTGCTACAACTGAGTACCTATCCGTCGGTGATATTATCAGTGTAAAATCAGGCACCGGGTCGCTGCCAGCAAACACAACTATTTTAGCAATCACCGGTCCGACTACTATCATCATTAGCAATTCTCCATCATCTAGCTTAGTTAATGCTGTATTAAGAGTGAATTCTCAGTATAAAAATCTTAGTTGGGCGGTTGGATTACTTTTAGGTAATATAACTTCAGCAATTAACAGTTCTTTCAGCACCACGGTTGATGTTATCAATGACAATTTTGATATTAATACTACAGTTATCCCAACTATTGACGGATATCCTAACTATGATGTAAAGATTAAAATTGATAATAACACCGATGAAGGTATCGATATAGTTCAATCAACTACGTTATTCATCGACACTACATTTAAAGGAGGATTCAACTACAACGAATCTACTTGTTATCGTGACGTCGGTTTAATGGTCGATGCTATTAGTATCGATATGATCACTGGCGGTAATTGGCAAGCCGTAACGACTGGTAAGAGTTATTTTAGAAATGCCAGCGCAAAAGCGGTTGCTATTGGAACACAGTACACAGAAACTGTAGATGCTATTAAATTTGTAAAAGAAGTTGCATTACGAGTTCTTAATCGAGTATCGGCATCACAATATCAGTCAATTGTAAATCCCGACTTTATAAATTCTCCTATAGTATCAGAACCTGCTAAAACCGATGTTAGCAATGCTATGGATACTATTATCAATATCATTGAGAATGGTTTTGGATCGGCACCGTCTGCTAGTTTTGGATCAGGTATCTGGAACGTTGAATTTAATAATGGTGGTAGATACGTAGATCAAGGATCGCCATTAAATGTAGATATTATTCCTGCTAAAATCATTTTAGGCGTAGACTCGCAAGCATACGGTAGTATTGTGAAATACATACAAGGTGGTGCAGCTGGAAACGATTTACTTCAAGTTCGTTTAACTAAACCAGGATTCTTCGAAGTCGGCGAAGAGTTAGAATTTGGTGAAACTGTTCGAGACTTAAATATCACCTTATTTGTTGAAAGTGGAATCTACTACGAAGATTACCCGATTAGATTACCGTCTAACGTATCAATCAAGGGAGACGAGTTTAGAAGAACTATTATAAGACCAAGAAATCGTGTAAGTCAAAGCCCTTGGCGTAAAATCTTCTTCTATCGAGATTCAGTTATTGATGCATTAGAATTAGGTCCAATTGATTATTCTGTTGATTATGCAACTGACTCCACTATTGAATTAAGCGGAACATCTAATTTAATTGCCATTACATTAGGAACTGGCCAAGCACCGGGATCGTGGATTGGCAAAATTTTAATGGACAATGCTACTCAGAAAACAGTATCTAATACATTTGCACCAACAGGAAATTCAGCTAGTATTATTATTACGAATGCACCTCACGAACTATCTGTTAATGATCAAATAATATTCACTGGAACTGTGTTTGGCGGGGTTCAATTTGGTAAACCGTATTATGTTCTAGAAGTTAAAAATAGCACTACATTTACAATTACTAAAGAAAAAGATTCAACAGTTCCTGTAGTATTAACAAATACCACCGGTTCAATGGAGTTATATCGCAATAGTAAAAGAGGAAAAGCAGTTATCGATTCAGTTAGCGGTAATGTGTTAAATTGCTCAGTAATTTATCCATTTGCAAGTGCAATTACCTACGATAATAGTAGCTCTGATCCTGCATTACAATGGCATTTATATGACCCAATTAATTACGGACGCCATTACTTATCAGATCCATTAGACATTACGTCTACTGCTAAAAATAACAAAGAAATTGACGCGTTCTTATGTAATGATGCAGTGCGTATCGGTAATGTTACCTTCCAAGGACAAGGCGGATTTGCTATGGTTCTTGATCCAGAAGGACAAATTAAAACTAAATCACCATATGGTCAAGTTTGTTCAAGTTTCTCACAAAGTATTAACCGCAAACGGTTTGCTGGTGGCCAATTTGTTGACGGATTTGCAGGAAGACTTTACGGTAATATAGTTGCCATCGATTATGATGCCATTACTGAATTCAATATTAACTTATTAAGCTCAGGTAGCGGTTACATGCCGTCAGTTGGCTCATATGTTTACACAAATGTTCCGTTAGCAGCAAATGCCGGAACAGGAACTGGTGCAACTGCTGATATTACTGTTATTAATGGACAGGTTACTAATGTTGCCGTTAAAAACGGCGGTACTGGTTATGCTACTACGATCGGCGGTAACTCTGTAGTAATGAGCATTAATAACATTAACACCATTACATTAACAAAAA